CTTCAATTGTCTGCTGAATGGGGTCAGGGTTCTTCATGGATGGGCTCCTTTCTAGGGGTTCATTATACCGCAGGTTTTTCTCGCTTAGACCTGCTTGACGTCCAGCGTCACCTTCCCGTTTCGGAGCATCTCGGCGACGCCCTGGTCGAAGGTAGCGTGGATACCCTGGTCCTCGGACACATGGAGGGCGCCAGAGGGCTGGGTGCCCTGGTACTTGTTTGAGCTCACGCCGAGAAGCACACCCAGGAAGGTGTCGACAGCCGCGATAGTACCAGCAACCTCGGTCGGGGCCGGGAGATGCCAGAGCGCAGCGAGGGTGACGTAGAGAGCACTGGTAGCGGGAAGGCAGACCAGCGCAACCCACTTCAGGATATCATACGTCTTGTTGTGCATCGATTCTCCTTGCTTGAGATGCTTAGCCATTTTCTTTCTTCCTCCTAGCGGGAGGTCTTGGGGTAGGGACCACGGGGAGCCGTTTAACTTCGTCGACAATTCTCTCGGCAAGACCGTTACCACCGAATTCCAAGTAGGGATCAACGAGATACTTCATGAAGTCCTCGTACTCGTCAAGGGTCAGGAACCCTCGGTGGATATAGGTCTTTCCGACATAGACGATACGGTCGTGTGCCATCCCCAGGAGCAGACGGGTGTTTGCCGAACTCTTCTCTCGCCGCTTCTGAAGGTATGCCCAGAACCCAGTTGAGCTGAATATACCTAGGAATACGGCGACAGTGAGATCCAAGAATGGACTGAAACCGAAGTGCGTCATTTTAACCGATCAAGAAATACGGGCGAATACCGAATCCATAATTAATAGGGGCGGTTGAGACCTCACCGTTGGACTTGAGATATACAGCGGTACTCTGGTGGGAACGATCACGGAGCCAGTACTCATACCCCGGGAAGATCATAGTGTGATTCTTCTCGAACGCCGAGAGCTGACCAAGGTTGAGAGCGTTGCCCTCAGGACCGGCGCCCATCAGTCGACGACCGAACACCATGGTCTCGTCAAGGAGCATGGCGTATGAACTGTACCAGGTGTACGAGATAACCGTTCCTTCAGTGCGGATACCCTGAGAGACTCGAGTCCAGCCCTTCATGAGGTTGTCTCCGAATACAGACCGGGCCATTCGCTCAGCCTGAGCAAGCCCAGACTTATTGATCGTGTGATCCAGATAAGATCCCGTGAATGGGTTAGTATCGTGAAGAGGCGCATTGTAGAGTGCCTTGTCGGGGACAACCACCACATGGTGCTGCTGGATGGGAGTACCACCGACACCGTAGAAGTAGTTGAACGCTGCAATACGCCAGTTGACACCAGCATAGGTCCAGTAGTCTCCAAGGTACATACCGCTGAACGTACCATTTCTGATACTCGGCATGTAGTTCGAGACACTCGTACCGAGAGAGGCGCCACGATACATAGAGTTGTGCTGAGCGAAGTGGCTGATATTAGCCATATCATACATAGTCGACGAGACACTAAGCTTCGACGACACGTTTGTAACACTGGACTCGATCTGACCAGCCTTAGTCTCGAGCTGAGAGATCTTGGTGTTCTGGGAGTTATCGCTAGCCTTGAGGTTGGCCACGTCTGTCGAGGTGTTCCCACCAGCGTTCTGCAGTGCGTTTCGAACGGTCTGGAACCAGTTGTCAAACTCACCCTGGAGCTTAGCCTGGAGGGAGTTGAGATTGATCGTACTTACCGGTCCACTCACATATGGAGTAAGGCTTGATCCAACGAAGTTCGTGATCGACTCAGCACCAATGGCTCGGGCGTTCTTCACGACACGGATGTTCGCAAGGATCATGTACTTCTTCTCCCCGTCACTCGGGATGAGCGGGGGATTCGGAGTAGCAGAGGCGGTACCCTTGATGATCTCAATCTTGGCGCCTCGAACTGCCTTGGAAATATCGACTGACAGGACAACCGAGTCAATACGGTCCAGCGTAGCATTGGCCGCCTGAATGGCAAGTGTCTCGTCACCGGTATTTTCGACCCAGCGACGGTTCAACCATGCCTTTCCGGATCCGACGAAGATGTTCATGGTGTTAGCAACGGGGCGAACGAAGAACTTGTCTCCTACATTCGGGAACACTCCGTCGGAAATAATACCGTCAAACAGTGACCCGAACTGGTCTGCGTCGTATACCCGGTCGCCATTCACCGAGTTGTAGAAGCCACTATTAATGGGCATAGGTTAACCCCTTTCTCGAGGCTCGATAATCTCGCCCGGACCCTTACGAGCGAAGTCAATACGGAAGCTGTCGCCATTCCACTTGCCTCGAGAGGTCATTGAAATGGTAGGGACCTGAGAGAAACCATCAGCAGACCAAGACTCTGTCATCTCAGTAAGCTGGGCCTCAATAGGTCTTGAATTACGCCCGGTAGGGACATAGTAGAAAATATCCCCGACATCGAACCCGGTTCGGAACTGGACATTCGAGAAGCTGTCGATCTTACCCGAGACCATCTCAACCGGTGAGTACTTCGGGAACATGGCGTCCAGAACCCAGAAGGGATACCAGATCTCGCTAAGAGATCGAATATGCTGCTTCTGAAGCTCAGTCAGCTTGTTCCAGTCCTCCACTTTGTAAGGCTTGTGGACCTGGGTGTTGTCCCACAAGACCTCACGTCGGTCGACCGGATTCTCGGATCGAATGGTGTGCTCTCGGGTGTGGGTCGATCCATCGGCCACCCACTTCAAGTCCACGTCCCCACTGTCCCAGATCTCGTAGATCGTACTCTTGACGTCTACAATACTCTGGACAGACTCGAAGTCGCTGAAGTTGTCGTTCGCCTCAGACAGGGTGATCGTCTCGATGAGGTGCGGAGCCTTAAGGTATGTGTGATATCCGCCCTTCTCGAGCTTGACTCGATAGAACATCGAGTAACCATTTGGCTTGCATGCCGAGATCACATTCCTGAACATTTCTACCGCAGGGTTGCGATCATAGATGATCCACTTACCGTCCTGGAGCTTGTTGCCCGTATCGTTGACATAAGCCAGCTGAGTGACCTGGTCATTACGATGGAAGTGGAAGTTCGGGAGCTTACGATTCGGCTCAGCATTGTCACCGAAGTGACGGTGTGCGATTCTCTCGGCGAAACCCTGGGCATCGAATCGACCCTGAGCATCAGGAATGACCCAACTACGGTGAAGCTGAACTCTCCACTCATACAGGCTCTCAAGCGATCGACCCGTGTACTTGTGGAGGTATACTCGGTTATCAATCTGCTTGATATCTACAGTTTCGATGACCATGACGTACTCAGTATCGTCCCTTGTGAGGAAGTTACCAAGTCCGTACTCAGGGTACGATGATGTAGAATATACCTGAAGCTCGAACTGCCCGTACTCATAAGCGCGCTCAGTCCAGTTTAGTGAGATAAACGTGCTGGGAATCTCGCGCTTATCATCGAAGTTATCTTTTTTCGTGTAGAATAAGTGCATCAGATTCCTCGATAAAGGCTTTCGTACTCGATGGACACGCCTAGGTCCTCACTGCCGCCAGAATACTGAAGGGATAGAGTATTGATACCAGGGTGCATCTTGATCCATTCGCTCCCCGGAGCCAGAACGCCGGTGATGAATGAAGATCTACCACCCGCATGGTGGACGATAGACTTCTTTCCCGGACGGGTATCTACCACAAGCTTCTCACCAGCGTAGAACTGACCAGCCCTCGAGATAGACATGGTCTCGTCGAAGGTGGTATTTGAGATAATGAGGTTCCCAACTGTCCCGAAGAAAGTGAATGTGATAGTAACACCCGCGGGGGCATCTCCGTGGTATCGGATATCCTTACCCGTGGAGTTAGTCATGTCGCCGAAGATAAGCTTGTGGTTGCCCTCGGAGAAGAACGGGAACTCGAATTGTGGAACGGTGTCGTTGAAGCCGACGACCTTCTGGATCTGAGCGGAAGAGGCCTTCCAATACGGGTCAAGCCCGATCAAGGATACCTGGACTTCCTCTCGCTCGGCGAATATGTTCGGTTCAACGGATTCCACGATGAAGTCGGACTTAGCGCTGACCCAGTCGGTAATCACCTCGAGGGAGATTGTCTCTGATACTCCGAAGTACTTGTAGAGCTTCCTCCGGAGCTGCTGGATGTCCTCCCCCCAGGGGATCAGAGTCAGCACAACATTGCGTGTACCAACCCTGACCCCCTTGAGGAAGGCACCATCGATCAAAGCGTATCGATCCATGCTGAGATCGGCCTTGACGGGTCCCAGACCAGTAATCTCCTTGATCGCGATCCCCGACGAGTAGGGGTCACGGATGTCGATAGTAAGTCGTTCCCCCGACTTAGTCGTGGACGAGATCTCTGAGATCATAGTGTCAACTTGTCCTTTGCCATTGCCAGCTGAGTGTTGGTGTTGCGGTAGATAGTAGCCGCATCCAGCGCCTCTGGCGAGTTGTTGGTCTGGTTGAACGTGATGTTTGTAACACCATTTTGACTCTTCGTGTCAGAAGTGTCAACTGCGATCGGAGCAGCCGGTCGAGCGCTGTTAGCGATGCTCGCGGTGACTCCGACGGCGGGTATAAGTCCTCCGATACCTCCAGCCTGCTTCTTAAGTTCCTCAAGATCGAGGATGGGCTTGATCTCGGGCTGGAAGGACGGGTCTTCCTCGATGAGGTCATTAACTCCATCAAGGGCTTTGTCCAAGGCATTGTAGGCGGCCTTACCGAGACCAGTGCTGGCCTCAGCGATGTTCTGATGCTCGTCACGGATACCGATAGCGAGTCCCTCGCCCATGTACCCACCGATTTCCTTCATAACTCGAGAAGGTGAGTGGATACCGAGCGCGTTCTTCAGCTTCGAGATACCGTTCTTGGCACCCTGAACAAGCTGAGAACCGATCTTCCAAGCCTTACCGGCAAGACCACCAGTCACACCATCGATGATGGCCCAACCGATCTCGAGACCGACCTGACGGAACTGGGCCGAGTACTTGGTGATCGCATCTCGGACGCCTCGCAGGAGCTGGAGGACAGTCCAGAGACCCTTATCGATAATCTTCGGACCATTCCTAGCAATCCCGTCAAGGAAGTTGATGATGACGTTCGTAGCTGCGTCAATCACCTTACCGATGTTATCGGCAATACCGTTCAGGAAGTTCGCTAGGATCTCAGCGCCCTTAGCTCCGAACTCGTAGGCGTGGTTAGAAAGCTCAGTGAGCAGTGCCTGGATCAGTATAAACAATGCTGCAACAACACCAGGAATGTTCACATTGATGGCGTAAATAAGTGCCCCAATGAGCTGACCCATAGCTACTGCAAGCTCCGGAGCCTTTGCTCCGAGGGTGATGATGAAGTTAGCTATAGCATTAGCCAAATCGATCGCCAGCTGTGGGAGGATAGCCCCAAGCTGCTTCAACCCCTCGGTCAGGACCAGGAATGCTGCGGCACCCGTGGTGGCACAGATGCCAAGAACGGCGGCAAAGGCAGCCATACCAATTGAGATCGGAAGCAACGCCAGACCAATAGCCAGAAGTGCCGCGGTGAGGAGAACCAGACCAACGGCGACAGTCTGAGCAACAGCAGAGGCAATCAGAAGTACCGCGAAGCCACCGGCCAACGCCACAAGACCAATAGCCAGCTCGCCCCAGCTGATTGTCGACAACTGCTTGAGCGCTCCAGCCAACAGGATGAACGAGACCGAGGCTATACCCAGTGCAACGGCACCATTTTGAAATGCGCTGGCTGCAGCCATAGATGCGGCGAGGATGCCTAGTCCGATGGCAAGACTAATGAGTCCCTTAGCAAGAGTCCCGATGCTCATGCTACCGAGAAGATACACTGCGCCAACCAGGGCTGTAACCGCAGCAGCCATAGCGAACATAGATGCTGCGCCTCTAGCATTTGAATGTCCGGCGACAACCAAGGCGGCGGATAGTGCGGCAATAATCACACCAAGAGCAATCACACCCTGAAGCAGCTTGCCGGTGTTCATGGTCCCAAGCATCCAGATAGCGGATACTAGGATGTTGCAGGATACGGCAAGTGACAGAAGGAGTAGTGCACCCTTACCCATGTAGGGGTCCTTGCTGACGAGCATCATAAATCCTGCGAGAATAGCCACGACAGCGGCAAGGGTGACAACGCCCTGGACAGCCTTACCCGTGTTCATTGAGCCTAGGGTGTATACCGCTAGTGATAGAATAACACAGGAGGCAGCCAACGCCAGGAGGATGCCAGCACCCTTCTCAACCCCCTTGGTCTCTGCCATCTTAGTCATGAATTCCTGCATGGTCATCATGAGAATCTTCATGGCAGCCATACCAATTACAGCACCCTTGAGATCCATCCCGGCGAGAATTCTAACGGCGGTAGCCATCAAGACCATTGCCGCGCCGAGGGCAATAAGCATCCCAACGATTCGAACCGAGTCGTTCTTGAATGCCACCATTTTAGTCATCGACTCAAGCATGTCATCCATCATCTTGAAGAGGAACTTCAAGACAGCAAGAGTGACCAGAAGCTTCGGCGCAGGGACCAGAGACATCAGGATCAGAGCACCAGCAAGAACGCCCAGAGCAATAGCAATCGTCAGAAGGGCCTTAGCCTTAACCTTCTGCTCGAATGCCTCGAGAACTCCTCCTAGTTTGTCGAACAAGTCACCGAGTTTCTCAGCAACATCTCCAATCTTGTCGAAGTTCTTCTTGAAGGAGTTAATCCATCGAGTGAAGGCAACGAGTACCCCACCACCGATAACTCCAACAAGAATCTTCCCCATATCGTAAGACTTGAGGTTGTCGTTCGCGTTACCGAGGGCTTCGCCGACAGCACCGAATGCATTCTTAACTGCATCCTTGACCTTAGGGGCGAACGTCTCGGTGACGAAGTCCTTGAACTCCTGAAACTTCTGCTTGATGGTGTCGAACAATTCAGGAAGGTGGACGGCTCGAGCGACCTGCTTGATATCCTCGAACCACTTCTTGAGGAAGTTCTCCTTGGCTGCCTGACCGGTTTCCTTGGCCGCCTGAGCAGCCGCCGAGCCTACGCCAGATACAGCGCTAGCCGCTTCTTTGGCCTTCTCCTTTACTGCGGAGTGTCCGTTAACCCACTCCTGGAAAGCGATGGCGACCTCCTTGATCTTTCCGCCGATATCGGAGAAAGACTTACCAAGGTGGTCCCAAACGCTGCTATTTTGAACGGCAGTCCACGCTTCGACAATCGCATCCTTGAGTTCAATGAGCTTTTCCTTCAGCCACTGAACTTTCTCTGAAATCTTGAGCTTCTGTCCGAGTTCATCGAACTTCTGTCCGAGAGAAGCAATGATCGCCTCAGACGAGGTCATATCATTGAAGTCGAAGCCCTTGAAGTAGTCAGAGAGGGCTGACTTTCCAGAGAGCAGCTTAGCCTTCAGCTTGTCTCCGACACTCTGACCGAACTCATGAAGCTTAGTCTTGGCAGTATCGATTCCGCTCTTGATTGAGTCTATGGCGGCTGTGAATTCTCGACCAACTACCGAGTTCTTAAGGGCGTCTTTGACGAGACCAAACTTAGAGGCTAGTCCCTTGAGGCTGTTCCCTAGGTTTGTAACCTTAGATCCGAAATCGAGCCAGATGATAAAGCTGTGGATAGCATCCACGACCCACTTGATAGCCTTACCGACCAAGTCGATTGGTGGCAGAAGTAGCTTAAGTAGCTTTCCACCTAGGTCCAGTTTCGTGAACCACTGATCAAACCAGTAGATCGCCTTACCAAGTACCTTAGTGATTTGGAATACACCAGAGTTAATACCTGTAAATGCCGGGAACAGTGCGCTAATGATGTGTGAGGCAACCGTGAAGATTACCTGGGCGACCTCGCCGATGATGGTGGCGAAGATATGGAATACTGAGAACAGTCCAGTAAAGGTCCACTCTAGCTTATCAGCGAAATTATTCGTAATGATAAGCTTTGAAGTGAAGTCCGCAAAGGCTTTCGTGATTCGAACCAGACCTTCGGCAGAGGCATTCATGAATACCCTGCGGAAGGCAGTACCGATCTGCCCAAGAACCTTAATGATGGCCTGGAAGATATTGGCTAGCCCCTGGACTAGCGCAGAACGACCCCCAAGATCCTTCCACATCTGGAGGAACCCATTTCGAGCATCAGCGCTGGACTTAATAACGCCACCGAGCCAGTCGCCAATAGACGTGAATAGAACCGATGCCTCTTCAAAGTCACCGAATAGAATTTCGAATGTCTCTGCCCACCCAGAGCCGATAGCTTCCTTAGTGGTGTCAACTAGCTGACTGAAGGTTCGAATCTTAGTCGCGGCATCAAAAGCACCCTGAGCAAACTGCTTAAGCTTGTGGGCTTGCTCCTCCGAATAACCCATCTCTACGAGCTGAGACTCAGAGAGGTCGTTCGTCAATGCGGTAAGGGTGGTCGTCATGACCTGAGCAGTAAGCCAGTCTTCCTTGAGAGATTCTCGGAAGTTTCCGTCTTTAGCAATAGCCTCATCGTAGCCAGTACCCATCATTCGGGAGGTCTCGATAAGGGCATTCCTGAACGACTCACCGCCCATACCTGCCTGGACTAGCGAGTTCCAGT